GGCAAAAGAGTTAAAGCTAAACAAGGCTACTATGCTAAAGAAGATGAATCTATTGGCATGCGTTTAGGAGCAGGAAAAGCTACAGCAGCACATCCTAAAAAAGCAGCTGCAGAACGAGATTTATCTTATGGTAAATGGGGCAAACGTAGCAGAGACTGGAAGAAGGCATAATGCCTGGAATAGAAATTAAAGGAGACATCGTCGACACCATGACTGCTGCCTCTTTAATTAATGAAAATAGAATGCGTTATGACTTGAACAGTTTAGGTCGCGAGTATATTGGATATGGAAAAAATGAAGCCGCTTTAATTAGTGGTGCCAAAGAATGGGGAGTCGATCCTAAAGCCGAAATGTGGAAACTTCCTGCGATGTATGTCGGAGAGTATGCCGAACGAGACGCTGAAGTCACCTATCAGTTATGGAAAAAATTGAAACAAGAATTAAGCAACCAGGATCTAGAATCTATTTTTGAACTTGAATCAGATTTATTTCCTTGTCTAGTAGATATGAAATTTAAAGGCGTCCGAGTAGACGTTGAAAAAGCTCACGTGTTGAAAAAAAAATTACTTGCAGAAGAAAAAGCATTGCTGCAAGAAATAAAAAAAGAAACCCAAATAGATGCCCAAATATGGGCAGCACGATCAATTGCCAAAGTTTTTGAAAAATTAAATTTACCTTTTGATAGAACTGAAAAAACACAAGCACCTTCCTTTACTAAAAACTTTCTTTCTTCTCATAATCATCCTTTAGTTAAGAAGATAGCAAAAGCAAGAGAGATAAACAAGGCACACACAACTTTTATAGATACTATTATTAAACATGAACACAAAGGTAGAATTCACGCAGATATTAATCAAATAAGATCTGATCAAGGAGGCACCGTTACCGGCAGATTTTCTTATTCTAATCCAAATTTACAACAGATTCCCGCACGTAACAAAGATCTCGGACCAATGATTCGATCCCTATTCATTCCCGAAGATGGTTGTGTGTGGGGATGCTTTGATTACAATCAACAAGAGCCTAGACTTGTAGTCCATTTTGCAGCAACGACTGCAGGTATAAAAGAAGATGCATCTGTAAAAGAAATTGTAGATAATTATTCCAACAATGATATTGATTTCCATAAAACCGTTGCTGATATGGCAGGCATCAGCAGGCTTCAAGCCAAGACTATTAATCTTGGATTATTTTATGGAATGGGTAAAGCCAAGTTGCAAGCAGAATTAGGTTTAAGCACAAAACAAGAAGCTGAAGAATTATTCAATCAGTATCATGAACGAGTTCCTTTTGTCAGAGATCTTATGAATGAAACATCAAGGTGGGCTTCAAGAGAAGGAGAAATTAGAACCTTATTAGGAAGAGGATGTAGATTTAATAAATGGGAACCTGCCCAATTTGGTATGCACACACCTATGACGTGGGAAGACGCAATGAAAAAATATGGCGAAAATAGAATCAGAAGAGCTTTTACTTACAAAGCTTTAAACAAATTAATACAAGGATCTGCAGCAGATATGACTAAAAAAGCAATGCTAGATTTATACAAAGAGGGTATTATAGCCCATATACAGATTCATGATGAACTGGATATTTCTGTAGAATCTGATAAGAAGGCTAAACAAATAATTGAAATAATGGAAACCGCAGTTGATCTGGAAGTACCAAACAAAGTAGACTACGAATCAGGGAAAACTTGGGGCAACATTTACGATTAGGAGGAAATATGGAACAAGCAAAAAAATTATGGGCATTAGTACTCGCTCATAAAAAGATTTCTATTGCTGTAGCAGTAGTAATTGTTTTAATAATCATAGCACAATAGGACTTTATGTTGGATGGCATACTTAAACGCGAATATTCCTGCAACTTATGCGCAGGTCAGGAGAGAATATCTCTATGACCTTAAAGCTCACCATGGAGAAGTGGAAGACTGTCTTGTCTTTGGTTTGGCATCGATTACAGGGCGTCCAATACTCTTTCATGCAATTATGGAAAATGGAGCTGTATTCTACCGTTTGCCAATCTCTGCATTCATACAAAGAGGCTATAAGCCAGAAGAGGTTCCTAGGATGCGACTTGATGAGCTGGAGTTATGGAATTGCTTTAGTTACTATCCTAGCGTTACTTCTTTTGATGTCTTGGACGGTCAGTCCGGTAAATTCATAGGCAAAGATAAAAAATGGTACGCTGGTGCGTACCTTTTTACGGTTGACTGGGCCCACCCAGAGAGTAATATAGTCGATACCGATCATTCGGAAATTCCGCACGAACATAAGTGCGCACATATATTGGCATTAGACAATGGCAATTATGCAGCTCAACCAAATAATAGAATTATATGGAGTATTCCTTCATTTACTGTTAAGGATAAAGTTCCTTACGATTGGAAGGTCCAGACTTCAGAATGGAATGTAGAAGATGATCGTCAATGGAAAACAGAAGATTCTGATAGATTCTTCTATAATATTGAGGAGAAGAAGGATGATTAAAAAATGGTGGAAAAAATTTTTAACATGGCTTTTGGAAGATGACAAAGTGTAAAAGTTGTTTCTGTGATTGTCACTGTAGTCTGAAAGAACATTCAGATGCTAATGGTGTATGCTCATGTCAATCATGTACCTGCAATCCATCAGGACCTACACTTAATAATGATGAGTGTGAATCATGCCAATAGACAAAACAAAATGTTGTAGAATACACACAGAAGAAAAAGAAAAATCTGGAGAATGTTGTCAGCTAGATGAGCAAAAAGATGCGGAACAGGCAACATATGAAAATGAATTAAACAAGGAGAATCATGAATAAACTATTCCTGGTCCTGGCTTTATTATTTGCTCTGAGCGCCTGCTCAGTAGGCAAAAAATGTACCTATACACAAGAAGGAACTAAAATATCTTCTTGGATTTGGTTTACAAAAGATATGCCAGCAGACTTAGACAAAAACAACTGTAATTAATATGGATTTAAAAGATAAAATAATTGGAATGGCGCTCGCCGCGCTCATTGCGTTGGTCGGCTGGAATCTTCACGAAACTTGGAGTATGAAAGAACAGGTCTTTAAACTTCAACAAGGACAAGAAATTTTATCTAAACAGATAAAGAAGAATACAAATTTTGTTAAACAAAAACTTAAACAGTTAAAGAAGAAGCAAAACAAAAAGGTTATTAAAGAAGAAATAAAGAAGAATAAGAAGAAGAACAAGAAGAAGAAAAAGGTTGAGAATGAGTGATGAGATATTTAGTTATATTTTTATTTTTAGTTTTATTTATAGGTGGATTAACTGCGTGTTCATTTGAAAACACTAGACAATCTATTGGAATTACAACAAATCCATTAAGTACAAAAATGGAAGAAAAAACGAAAAATATATACGAAGCGGTTGTAGTCATGTCGAAAAGAGCGCGGCAGATAAACCAAGAACGATTTGAAGAGCAAGTCATAGAAGAATCGGAAGAGCTAGAAATGGATGTGTTGGATGAATTACCCGATATAAAACCAGAAGACTATGAGGAAAAGGAAAAAGTGACCACCAAGGCATTGAATGAATTTCTTGAAGGTGAAGTCAACTGGCGTGTGCTGGAGGATACAGAAGAGGACTAGTGACTTTGATAAAATCTGATGCTGTCAGTAAGTATTTAAAACAGACAAAAGATCTGTATGGCGATCAACTGTTTCTTAGCTTGGCTAATGAATTCAATCATGTGGATAGTTCAGATGAATCACTTGATCAATTTTTTGATAGAATTAATCAATGTCAAAAGTGTCAGCTTGGCCAAACAAGAACTAATTTTGTATTTGGAGTAGGCGATCCAAATGCGGATTTAGTTTTGGTAGGAGAGGCCCCCGGTGAACAGGAAGATTTACAGGGCGAACCTTTTGTTGGTCGGGCTGGGAAATTATTGGATAAAATTCTCTCCGCCATAAAATTGTCGAGGAATCAAGGTGTATACATCTGCAATGTATTGAAATGCCGCCCTCCAAACAATCGTGATCCCTTGCCTTCCGAAGTTGAACAGTGTGAGCCCTACCTCATACATCAAATAAATTTGATAAAGCCCAGATTGATTGTAGCTTTAGGTCGGGTCGCGGCAAAAACGTTACTGAAACAAGATTTACCCTTGAAAGATTTGCGTTCAATCAAACATGACTATCATGGTACTCCGCTGGTAGCCACATATCACCCTGCTGCATTATTGCGCAATCAAAACTTGAAACCAGCTGCCTGGGAAGATTTCAAATGGATCCGCCGCCTCATTGGAGAATCAAAATAATAATGGCGACAAAAGAACAAGATCAGCAGCTAAACGTACAGCCCCAGTCCATTGAAGCTGAACAAGCTGTGCTGGGGGCAATGCTGGCCAGCAAAGAAGCAATAAGTAAGGCTCTACAATGGATACGAAGTCACCATTTTTACAAAGAAGCCCATGGCAAAATTTATTTGGTAATGACTGACCTTTTTGATAAAGGTGAACCAATTGATACTGTTTCAGTAATTAATAGGTTGAAGAAGAATAAAGAACTGGAGAGTGTCGGTGGTGCTTATTTTATAACCGGTTTGGTCGAATCAGTACCCACTGCAGCTAATGTTGAAAGTTATGCAAAAATAGTCCTGGAAAAGTTTATGCTTCGTGAATTAATTCGTGCATCGCATGAACTATCTAAAGATGCGTATAATGATCGCCAGGACGTCGGAGAAATCCTAGATGCTGCTGAACAGACTATCTTTGGTATCACTCAAGATCGTTTACGCGGCGGTTTTAAGCCTATTGAAGGTATTCTACACGAAACATTTGAAAATTTGGATCGCATCGCTTCCAATCCTGGTTCTGTAACTGGTGTTGCTTCCGGACTAATTGATTTGGATGAAATTACTTCCGGGTTTCAAAAAGGTGACCTCGCTATCATTGCTGGACGTCCATCAATGGGTAAAACCGCATTGGCGCTGTCTATAATGCGCAATGCTGCTGTGGATTATAAAGTACCGGTTGGAATGTTTAGTTTGGAGATGGCAAATCACCAATTGGCCCAACGCCTGCTTTGTGCAGAAGGAAGGGTGGACAGTCACCTGGTACGCACTGGTAAACTACCGAAAAACCAGTGGAAAAACCTTAGCCTTGCGGTGGGTTCTCTTGCTGAGGCGGAAATAAGTCTTGACGATACAGCGGCAATCTCGGTCTTGGAGTTGCGAGCCAAAGCGCGGCGTTTAAAAGCAGAGAAGGATGTAGGCCTAATTATCGTGGATTATTTACAACTGATGCAGGGGCCAAGGAATATAGAAAGTAGACAGCAGGAAATTTCTACAATTTCGCGATCCTTAAAAGCATTAGCAAAAGAGCTTGACATACCAATTATAGCACTGTCGCAGCTTTCTCGGGCAGTTGAACAGCGCAGTGATCATAGACCCCAGTTATCCGATCTTCGCGAAAGCGGTGCGATTGAACAAGATGCGGATGTAGTGATTTTCTTATACCGACCTTGGGTTTACTCCCGCGAAGATGAAGACAAAGGCAGAGCACAGGCCATCATTGCCAAGCAGCGGAATGGCCCCATAGGCAGTGTAAATTTATCGTTCATCGATCGCTTTGCCCGTTTTGAAAGTATTTCTGCATTCGAAGAGTTGGAATCTGAAGTACCATTTTAATGCAGAACCCCCTTGCCAGGTTCGTTCCACATCTCGTCGGGGAATACCCCAAAAAATTTCTTAACCTATACGACAATATTTCCCTTTCCAACGGTTCATCGCAGGATGAAATACGAGACCTTTTATGGCAGGCTTATGAATTTGCAATAACCCACCATGAAGGCCAAAAACGGCATTCCGGGGAACCGTATTTTAACCATTGCCTGGCAGTGGCTAATATGCTTGCACAGTGGAAGATGGATCATTTTACCATCATAGGCGGTATGTTGCACGATACGATCGAGGACACAGATGCATCGATCCAAGATATTAATTCTCTTTTTGGGGAAGACATTGCCAGCTTAGTAAATGGGGTCACAAAATTGGGCGGTATCCGCTTTTCTAGCAGGGAAGCGAAGCAGGCCGGAAATTTTATGAAAATGTTGCTTTCTGTAGCCCAGGACCTGCGCGTAATTATAATAAAATTTGCCGATCGTTTGCATAATATGCGCACCATTGAATATCTACCGCGAATTAAACGGCATAGAATCGCCATGGAAACCAGAGATGTGTATGTGCCTTTGGCTCATAGACTGGGTATGGCTCAGGTCAAATGGCAACTGGAAGACTTAGTACTCCAGACATTAAACCCCAAAGCTTTCAATGAGATCGATTCCAAGATTAAATCCAGTCATAGAGCAAGAGAGAAGTATATTGCTGGTATTACAAGGCCATTATTGACAGAATTGGATAAACACAATTTAGAAGCGGTTGTCTATGGACGGGTAAAATCTTATTCATCCATATATGGGAAAATGGTAAATAGAGGAAAATCATTTGAAGAAATATATGATAAACTGGCCATTCGAGTTATAGTTAATAAGATTGAGGAATGTTATTTGACGTTGGGAATTTTGCATCAGCATTATACACCGGCTCAAGATCGTTTTAAGGATTTCATTGCCACACCCAAATCAAATGCCTATCAATCAATACATACCACCGTAATTGGACCAGATGGAAAACTGGTTGAAATCCAGATACGAACCAAAGAAATGGAAGAAACAGCAGAAATTGGTGTAGCGGCTCATTGGCATTATAAGGAAGATGGTGCCAGTAGTAAGAGTATTGATAGCCATGTACAGTGGCTCAGGGAATTGGTAGAAATATTACAAGACGAATCTTCTGACCCCCGAGAATTCATGCATTTACTAAAGATTGATCTATTTAGCGATGAAATTTTTGTTTTTACACCAAATGGTGATTTGGTTCAGCTGCCAATAAATGCTACGCCGATTGATTTTGCATTTAGTGTACACACTGAAGTTGGTCTGCATTGCATTGGTGCAAAAGTTGATCATAAAGTAGTACCACTGAATACCGTATTAAAAAATGGAGATACAGTGGAAGTATTAACCAGTAAATCCCAAAATCCTAGTTATGGCTGGTTAAAATTTGTCGTAACCAGTAAAGCCAGAAATCACATTAACCGCTTCTTGCGCAAAGCCATGCGGGAAGAAAGCATTAAGTTAGGACAACAATTACTTGAAAAAACACTACGGCGCCTCAAGCGTTCATCCTTAATTACAGAAGTGAAAGATTCCTTCGCAAAATTTGGATATAATTCTTCAGATTCTTTTCTGGAATCTATAGGCAGCGGTGACCTATCCATACGTGATGTGTTAATAAAGGTACAGCCTGAGGAAGACGTTGTGTTGGATAAAGAGCCTGTAGAGGAAGAAAAACGTTTCCTGGATTTTGCTAGATCGCGTTCAAAAGGTATCAAATTACAAGGTATAAAAAACCTAATGGTTGCATTTGGGAAATGTTGCAACCCCATTCCAGGTGATGAAATGATTGGTTTTGTAACCCGTGGAAGAGGAATCACTGTACACCATTCATCATGCAAGAGTCTGCCCTTACTCAATGAAGAATCTGATCGTTTAATGCCGGTAGAATGGGATGTAACTCGCTCAGATATTTTTAATGTACGCTTGAAAGTAGAATCGCTTGATCGCAAAGGTATGCTTAAAGAAATCACTGAGGTGATTTCTGGTGCGAATATCAATATAACCAGCGTGGATATGAAAGTGAAAGACGTATTATCAACTGGATATTTCATCGTGGAGGTGAAAAACCTGAAACAACTTGACCGGATTATTAATAAAGTAAGTAAGATACCTGGAGTTGAGGGTGTAGAAAGAACGGGAAAATGAAATGAAAGTAAAAACATTTACAAAAAGGGATATTGCCACTGAAATAGCGGATCGGCTGCAGGCAACAGTTGTTGACTCCTTGATGTTTACGGATGAATTATTTTTAGTGCTAAGAGAAATGCTGACTGAAGATCATGAAAAGGTCCGGATCGAAATTAGGAATTTTGGTGTTTTTGAGGTAAAGCCAACGAAGGCAAAGCCAAAAGCAAGAA